CCGGGTGTGCGTGTTCCGGCCAGACGGTGCAGTGCTGAACTGGCAATTCCTGTTGCAGATCATGTTCGCGGATCAGCCGGACGGCAAGATCGCCGCGCAGATACATGCGACAATGTATGACGACGAAGGGCGATATGCGGCCATTGCCTTCGGCCCGTTCTATGATAACGTGACCTTGTATCAAGCATGGGACCGCATCACTGCCGATCCGGCAGACGTGGGGCGGAACCTTCACCAACTGGTCACGACAGCAAAGGAACAGGACGAAGATGAAGATGATACTGCCACCTGACGCCAGCCGCGTTCAGCTGTTTGACGATCACGGCAACAACATCACGCACCTGTTCAAGATCGCGTCCATCACAGTGCAGCCAATCAACGCAACCAATCCGCGCACCATCGTCAACCTTGCACTGACCAACGTGGAAGTGGAACTTGAACTGGTGAAGGATCACGCGGTGGTGTACGATCAGGACGCATACTTGGCGCACGAAAAGCGCATGGCGATGGATCAGAAAGCCGACTGGCAAGCCCTGACCAACGCTAAACCTTCATAGGAGACACGACGATGGACTTCACTGATGGCATTTGGTTCGCACTGGTCGCAGTCGGCCTGACCTACTGGATGGTGCGCAGGTATATGCGCTATGGCTTCCTGCCACATGAAGGATGGAAGGGACATGGTGCCGCATGGTGGTGAACTGTCCGATCTGGACAAGCTGATCAGCCTGTGTGTCATGGGTGTGATCGTTTGCGCCATGTACATCATGGCCACTGATACAGGAGACTGGGAACTATGAAGACGCACATGCTTCTGCGCACCAACGAAGGCGGCCAGTGGAAGACCGTGACGGGTGCCATCGCTGACGGCTGGGCAACCTACGACAACGTGGACGACTGCCTGACGTGGCAGAACCGGCTGTCGGATCGCAAGCTGCTGAACCATGACGTGGCGCAGGTGATCTGTGTGCCGGAAGACAAGCTGGCCGCGTTCACCGAAGCTGAAGCCAAGGGTGCCAGCACACAACAGCTGGTTGCTACCAGCCCGGCGAATGGCTTCGACCTGTGGCCCGAAGGCGCGATGCTTCTGGGCATCGGTGCGGTGATCCTGTTCGGGATCGGCGTTCTGCGGGCAGTGGCCAACAGGCGCTGGCTGTGACATGCTTCCCTTCTTGCCACCAGAACCGCCGGACTGGCCAGTCACGGCCATCATCCTGCTGGTGATTGTGGCAGGGATCGGAATGCAACTGGCCTACCACTGGCCGAAGTAGGAGTGATCACGATGCCTAACCTGTTCGGAATCGACATTGCAGCGCAGGTGGCAGCGGCCTTCAGCGGACAGCTGGTGCCGGGCACCATCACCCGGACGGCATACGGCAGCCGCACACCGGGCAGCCTGACGGCTGGCGGCGCACAGACCACCACCACCGTGACCTTCGAAGGGATCAAGGATGGCGTGGCGAAGAAGTACCGCGACGAAGACACCACGATCCGTGTGGGTGACGTGGCGATCCTGATGCTGGCTGGATCGTTCAGCACTGCGGGCTTCATTCCCCAGAACGACGATCAGGTGACAATAGAGGGCGACACCTACAAGATCATGCGCACGCTGGAACGCGACCCGGCGGCGGCCACATATCTGGTGCTGGGCAGGAAGTAATGGCCACCACTGAAAAGCTGATCGAAGACCTGCTGAACAAGATGGAACCGGCGCTGGCTGCTGCCTTTCGGGCGACCATCCAGCGGATGCGTGCCGACATCAACCTGACCTTGCTTGCCCAGCTGCTGGGTGCCGGGCGCATTGACGAAGCACTGTCTGGTGTCCTGTCCGGGTTCGACAGCTTCGCGGACACGGCCAACGGTGCCTTCATCAACAGCGGGCAGGCCACGGCAACCTTCATGGCCCAGCAGATTGGCGTCACCGTCAGCTTCGACATCGTGAACCAGAGGGCGGTGGACCAGATGCAGTCAAACAAGCTGCGGCTGATCCGCGAGTTCACGCAGGAACAACGGGACGTGCTGCGCAACCGGATGACAGAAGGCATACGTGATGGCGTGAACCCACGGCAGCAAGCCGTCACGTTCCGCAACAGTGTCGGCCTGACAGAACGGCAGGCGGCGGCTGTCAGCAACTACCGCCGGATGCTGGAAGAACTGGACACCGAAGCCCTGAACCGCAAGCTGCGGGACGCACGCTTCGACCGCACGCTGCTGAACGCGGTGCGTGACGGCAAGGCGCTGGATCAGGCGACCATCGACAGAATGGTCGAACGCTACGGCGAACGGTATGTGAAATACCGCAGCGAAGTGATCGGGCGCACCGAAGCCCTGCGATCTGTCCACATGGGAACGCAGGAAGCCTTTCAGCAGGCTGTGCAGAACGGCACGCTGGACCCGACCGACTTGGTGCAGGAGTGGCACAGCGCGAAGGACAGCCGCGTGCGCGACAGCCATAGGACCATGAACGGGCAGAAGCGACCCTTCGGTCTTCCCTTTACATCGGGCGACGGGAACGCCTTAATGTTCCCCGGCGATCCGTCAGCACCAGCTGCGGAAACTGTCCAATGCAGGTGCAGTGTCAGCACAAGGATCAAATCGCTGTGACAGACAAGGACGAAGTGTGGTTGATCGAACAACTGGACAGCAGCTGGGAATCACCCATGTTTGCGTCCATGGATCACTGTTCCCCGACACACACCGATCCCGTCCGGTGGACGCAGTTCTACAGCAAGGCGGTGTGGTTCGCCCGGCGCGAAGACGCGGACAACTTCGCCCGCGTGATGCTGCCGGGCACTGGCGTCCGCATCTGCGCACACATCCGGCTGAACGATGCGTTAACCATGCCGCACACAATCTATCGCGCCGGGAAGGTGTAGCTGCTAAGGTCTTCTCCGTCGAACAGGAGAACTGACCAATGACCAAGCGTAACGACTTCTCAACCGCCTATATCTTTGACGAAGCCACCAGCGATGAAGGCATGCTGAAGGCTGATGCCGCTTCGTTCCACGCATTCAACCCGAACGGTGTAACGGAACTTCTGCCGGACAGCGAAGACTTCAGTCACAAGGGCATCTTCCTGTCTGGGCTTTGCCTGCTGTACAGCCGTCACGAAAACTGCCACGCCCGCCGTCTGCGCGATTATGCCATGCGCCGCAAGGCGTTCACGTGGGCTGACTTGCGTTACTGCGTGAACGGGATCAAGCGGGATGCAGAACGTGCCAAGTCGGCAATGGCCGAAATGAAGGAAGCCCACGACAAGAAGGAAGGGGAAGCAGCATGATCCACGTCTATGAATATGATGGAGAATTGGCGCGGCGGCGCTGGTCCTTCAGCCAGTCCGGCGCACTGTATGGCAACACCCAGTTGGTGCTGAAGGAATACGCGGAAGAAACCCGTGAAAGCAAATCCAAGCGCAGGTGGCGCGACAACAAGTGGGACAGTTTTGACGAACGTCACTACCACAGCAAGCTGCCGCGTCCGACCGAAGTTCCAGACTGGGTGATGCGTGACGCCATCAGGCAGCTGCCGGTGGATGTGTTCATCGGCTGGACCAACATGGAATCGAAGTTGAAGACGTTCAAGATCAGCGCCGTCTAAGGACAGGCGCATCGTTCCGGGCACTTTGGTCAGTTCACCCGGAACACAGAAGCAGGCCACTGGAAACGGTGGCCTGCTTTTTTTTTGTGTTGGTCGATCCGTTAACCCGTGCTAATGATCGTGGTTAATCCCGAATTGATCGCAGGATGACCATGACCGAATTCCACACCCAGTCCGAAGTGTCCGTCGCCAAGGTGGATGAAACCCTTGGCCTTGTGTTCGGCTTCGCTGTTGTCTGCAAGGTGGATGGCAAGGACTACTACGACAGCCAGAACGACCACATTCCTGAAGACGCGATGCTGAAGGCAGCGTCCGAATTCATGGAGAACAGCCGGGTGGCCAAGGACATGCACCAAGGCGACCAGATCGGCAACGTGGTCTTCGCCTTTCCGCTGACCGGCGATGTGGCCAAGGCACTGGGGATCGTTACCAAGCAAACTGGCCTTTTGATAGGCATGAAGCCCGGCCCGGCGATCTTGGAGAAGTATAAGTCCGGCGAGTACACCGGCTTCAGCATCGGTGGCCGCCGTGTCGAAGATCAGGAAGTGGAGTTCTAAGCCATGCCCAAGCAGACGAAGCGGATCATGCGTGCGTTCAAGCTGGACGAAATCAGCGCCGTGACCGTGCCTGCACAGGGCGCGGCCACCATGGCGATCATGAAGCGTGCCAAACCCGTGCAGAAGCTGGCCATGCTTCTGACGGACGTGGACGGGCACAGCCACCTGATCTACGACATCGAAGAAATGGCTGGCACGACCAGCTGGTCTGTCGATTCGAACGGTGCCGACCATAACCATCCGTGGATGAAGGATATGGAAGGCAACATCATCGTGGGTGCTGCCGCTGGGCACACGCACAAAATCGTCAAGAAAGTCCTTGCGGCTGTTTCGGTTAACGAATATGGTAAATCCTCATTTACCATAATCGACGCCGAAGTGGCTGACGTGGACACCACACAGGAGACTGAAACCATGACCACCAAGACTGTGGAAGCCCAGCTGGAAGAAGCACAGGCTGAACTTGCCAAGGCTGCCGAAACCAAGGCTGCACTGGAAGCCCGGATCGCCAAGGCTGAATCCATCGCTTCCCTGACGGATGTGGAGAAGGCGCACTTCGACACGCTGGCCGACGCCGACAAGGATGCGTTCCTTGCCAAGTCCGCCGCTGACCGTTCCAAGGACATCGCCAAGGCAGCTGACGCCGATGCCGTTGTCTACACCGCCCGCGACGGTTCGGAGTTCCGCAAGTCGGATGACCCGCGCCTGATCGCCATGGCGAAGAAGATGGACGCTGACGCAGAAGAACTGGCCAAGGCCAAGGCTGACGCCGAAGACGCTGCGTTCACCAAGGCAGCCGAAGGCGACTATGCCGGTCTGCCGGGTGAAGTCGCCCACCGCGTGGCACTTCTGAAGGCAGTCGCTGGCATCGAAGACGAAGCCACCCGCACCGCCGTCGAAACCATGCTGAAGGCACAGGCTTCTGCGCTGGAAAAGGCCACCACCACCATCGGCACTTCGGCCACCAGGCCGACCGCTGAAAGTGGCCCGGCTGTGTCCAAGGCTGACGCAAACGCCCGTCTGGAAAAGATGGCCGCCGACTACGCCGAAGAACACAAGATCACCAAGGAAAAGGCCATGGGCTTCGTCCTTGATACCGAAGAAGGTGCACGGCTTTACGAAGCCGTGGCCTGCTAAACCAAACCGCCAGTAGGAGACAAGACCCATGGCTACCCAGAATCAAGTCCAGTCGATCACCCTTCCGGCGGCTGGCGACCTTTCCGCGAAGCAGTTCCGCTTCGTGAACGTCAACAGTTCCGGGCAGGCTGCTGCTGTCGCTTCCGCAGGCGGCGCTGGCATCGGTGTGCTTCAGAACAAGCCTGACGCGGCTGGCAAGGCGGCTACCGTCGCCCACGCTGGCGTGGTCAAGGTGGTTGCCGGTGGTTCGATTACCGCTGGCGCAAACGTCCAGTCCGACGCCAACGGTGAAGCCATCACGGCTGCTTCCGGTGACGTGGTTCTGGGTGTCGCACTGGCAGGCGCAGCTGACGGGGATTTGGTCCCGGTCCTGCTGGTCAGCAAGCACATTCTGGCCTAATTCGGCTGATCAGATAGGAGACAACGACAATGCAGCCCACACCCGGTGACGTTCATGTCAACAGCCCGTTGACGAACATTTCAATCGCTTACCTTCAGGACGCATCCAGCTTCGTTGCTGACCGTGTGTTCCCGAACATCCCTGTGTCGAAGCAGTCGGATCGGTACTACACCTACGACCGCAGCTTCTTCAACCGGGATGAAATGGAAGAACGTGCACCCGGCACGGAGTCGGCTGGTTCCGGTTACGAACTGGACAACACGCCGACCTACTTCGCGCCGGTCTACGCCTTCCACCACGACATCCCTGATCAGGTCCGCAACAACACCGACATGCAGGTGAACCCGGACCGCGATGCCACCAACCTTGTCACGCACAAGGCGCTGATCAAGCGCGAAAAGCTGTTCGTGTCCAAGTACTTTGGCGGCGGCATCTGGACCAACGACTGGGACGGCGTTGCGTCTTCCCCGACTGGTTCGCAGGTGCTTCAGTGGAACGATGCTTCGTCCATCCCGATTGAAAACATCCGGGCAGCGAAGCGCACCGTTCTGGAATCGACCGGCTTCAAGCCGAACACCCTTGTGCTGGGCGCAGCCGTCGCGGACGCCCTGTATGATCACCCGGACATCGTGGACCGTATCAAGTACGGCCAGACGCCCGGTGGCCCGGCTGATGTGACCACGGCAGATCTTGCCCGTCTGTTCAAGGTGGACCGCGTGTTCGTCATGGAAAGCATCGAAAACACCGCGAAGGAAGGCCAGACGGCTGCACATTCCTTCATCGGTGGCAAGAAGGCGCTGCTGTGCTACGCCGCACCGTCGCCCGGCCTGATGGTTCCGACTGCTGGTTACACCTTCAGCTGGACTGGCCATATGGGTGCAGGTGCCATGGGTGGCCGCATCAAGAAGTTCCGCATCGAAAAGGAAGCATCTGATCGTGTGGAAATCGAAATGGCCTTCGACCAGAAGCTGGTGTCTGCCGACCTTGGCTTCTTCTGGGACACCATCGTCGCCTAATCGGTGACGATGACTACCTGATCAGCTACGCGCCGGGCTTGGGCAACACCCTTGCCCGGCGCTTTTGCATCAACCCCGACAGGAGACAATGACATGGCGAAGAAGCCCAAGACGACCAACCAGGACACAACCCGCGTGGATGTTTGGTGTACAGCGCACAGACGTACGGAGTATGTGGCCAAGAAGAACTTCCGCTTCCAAGGACGACCGTTTGCCATCGGGCAGGAATTCCCGTGGCGCGTCATGTCCTGTTCGGAACGCCGCGTCCGCCTGCTTGAAGCTGGTGGCTACATCGTGTCTGGCAAGGTCTGGGCAGAACGCGGCCATAAAATCCAAGAAACGAAGCGGCTGCCGGATGTGGTCCCGAACGACGAAATGCAGAAGCTGATGGACGAATTCGGCCTGACCGCTGAAGAAGTCGAACAGCTGATGGCGATGTCGGAAGAAGACGTTCAGAACGCTGTCGAAGGTATGCGTGAAGCCAAGGCAGCTGAAGAAGCTGCTGCGGTTGCTGGTGACAGCACCAAGGGTGACGAAGGTGGTGAAGGCAAGACCGAACCGGCAACTTCGCCTGAACCTGTCGGCAACAGCAAGGACGCCACCGGCGGCAAGGATCAGGACAACAAGTAAGGTAAGGTGATGGCCGACGATCACGACCGACAGATCAAGCGTGTCATCGAAATCTTGACGGAAGTCACGGAACGGGTGGTCAAGAAGATCACCTTGGACGTGACTTCCAACCTTATTGCCACCACGCCGGTGGATGTCGGCTGGGCACGCGCCAACTGGGTGCCTGCAATCGGCCAGCCGGTGGATCAGCCAGTGGCTACACGTGAAAGCGTGAACACAGCAGCCCAGCAAGCTGGCATCCTGTCTGTCGCCAGCAGCTACAAGCTGGAAAGGGGACTGGTCTTCGTGTCGAACAATGTGCGCTACATCACCCGCCTGAACGAAGGCAGTTCCAAGCAGGCACCGGCAGGCTTCGTTCAGAACGCCATCGAAAAGGCTGTCAAGTTTGACCTGACAGGACTGGCAAGCAGATGACGACCAACAACGAAGCAACCGAAGCGATCTATGCCCGGATGGTGGCCAATCTGCCGACCGGCTGGGCGGCATCGCAAGTCACGTTCCGCAACGAACCCTACGACCCGCCCGCGACCGGCCCATGGCTGCGCATGATTGTCCTGTGGTCCGACAGTCAGCAGCAGACCTTGGGCAAGACAGGCAACCGGCGCTATGATCGGCGCGGCACCATCCTGTTCCAAGTGTTTGACACCGCAGGCAATGGCGTGCAAGTTACCGATGGAATTGTGCAACACATCCGTGATATGTTCGAAGGTGTCCGGGCTGACGGTGTTGTGTATCTTGACGCCCAGCGCCGCCGCATCGGTGTGGATGGCCGGTGGGATCAGACCAATGTTGAAGTGGCTTTCTACCACGAAGAAGTGAAATAGGAGACAGCACAAGATGGCCCGCGTACTTACCAACAATGTGGCGCTGAACTACTGCATCGAATCCAGCCTTGGCGTTGCTGGCACCGCATGGCAGCAGACAGAGCCAAACAGCATCGACACCTTCGGTGCTGAAATCACGACCGTGGCACGGTCGCCCATTTCCAGGCTGAAGCAGCGCCGCAAGGGAACCATCGTTGACCTTGACAGCGCCGTGGAGTTCGAAGCGGACTTCACCATGGCTTCGGCGCTGGACTTCATCGAAGGCTTCTGCTTCGCAGCTGCCGCCGGTGGCACCGAATTCGCGCCGACTTCCTGCACGACCAGTGCCTTCGTCGTGGCTTCCGGCGGATCGCTTGCAGCTGGCACCCTTGTCTACGTGCGTGGCGCAACCAATGACGCCAACAACGGCCTGCACGTGGTGGACACTGGTTCGACCGGCACCAGCATCGCTGTCACGTCTTCGCTGACCGCTGAAACCTTCACCGCTGCCAACAACGTCACACTGGAAGTGGCTGGCGTGCGCGGCGCAGCCGGTGACTTCGAAATCAACAGCGATGGCAACCTGATCAGCACCACGCTGGACTTCACCACGCTGGACCTGACCGCTGGCCAGTTCATCTGGATCGGCGGCGCTGTTGCGGCCAACCAGTTCTTCCAGCAGGCCAACGCCAGCGTGAACTACGGTCTGGCGCGGATCGTGTCCGTGGCAGCCAACCTGATCGTTCTGGACAAGAAGACCAGCACCTACGTGGCCGACGATGGCACCAGCACTGGTGCTGGCGGCACCGCCCGTCAGATTGACCTTTTCTTCGGACGCTTCGTCCGCAACGTGTCAACCGACGATGCTGACTATCTGGAACGCACGTTCCAGTTCGAAGGTGAAATGCCGGACCTTGGTGGCATAGGCACTGACGAATATGTCTATGCGCTGGGCAACTTCTGCAACACCATGGCGATCAACCTGCCCGGACAGGACAAGGCCACTATCAGCTTCGGCTTCATCGGCACCGACACCGAAGTGCCGACGACCACCCGCAAGTCCGGCGCATCGACCGCCAAGAAGGTGACTCGCCAGTCGGCCCTGAACACCACGTCCGACATTGCACGCCTGCGTGTGACGGAAGTGGATGAAACTGGCATGACGACCGACTTCAAGGAAATGACGCTGAACATCAACAACAACGTGTCCCCGGAAAAGGTTCTGGGTGTACTGGGTGCCCGGTACATGAACAGCGGCAACTTCGAAATCGACATCGAAGCGCAGCTGGTCTTCACGAATTCGGATGTGGTGGACGCGATCCGCAACAACACGACCGTGACCATGGACATGCTGTTGAAGAACGATGACGGCGGCGTGGCCATCGACATCCCGTCCATGACCTTGGGCGATGGTTCGATGGAATTCCCGCTGAATGAAAGCGTTCTGATCAATGTGGCCGCCCAAGCGTTCAAGGACGACACGCTGGAAACCTCTATGGGTGTTTCCTTCTTCCCGTACCTGCCGAACGTGACCGGCGGCGCATAACCGGAACAGTTTGCGCAGACTGGGGCGGCCAGCTTTGTCGGGAAGCTGGCCGCCCGTTCCCCGACAATCCCGACACAGGAGACATCCCGATGGTTGACTTTTCCAATGTTGCCAAGCTGAAGTTCGATGGCAAGCCTGTTCCCTTCATCATTGACGAACTGGAAGGATCGCCCACCCTGTTCGTGCTGCCAGCCAACGACAGCAACGAAGAACTTCTGAACTACGTGCTGAAGAACAGCGCCAAGTTGACGCGCCTGTCGCGTCAGAAGGCTGACGCCAACATGCTGGCCGCCACCCGCAAGCAGGACCGGGACACCTATTCCCGCTTCGTGATCAAGGGCTGGGATGATGTCGTGGAAGCCAGCGGCAAGGCTGTTCCCTTCAGCCAGCAGAACTGCCACGACTTCCTGACGGCGCTGCCGGACTTCATCTTCGACCGCCTGCGGAATTTCTGCATGACACCCGCCAACTTCATGAACGTGGGTGATGACATTGGGCTGCCCGAACCGGGCGAACCGGCAGAACCGGGAAACTAGCCAAGCGATTGCTGTGGGAAGCCCGTCTTTCACGGGACGGGTTTTCCATAGAAGCGGCAATCGCCAAGGGACGTGATCTGCCGGACTGGTATCTGGACGAACCAGAAGTCCTGCCGGGCGATCAGTTCTACATGCAGGCATTCTTCGAATTGTCCACTTGTCGCAACTACAGCGCCATGGGCGACATGCTGCCTATTCCATGGACCGCCATTGTGCACTATGGTAACTTGCACGGACTTAAAGGTCTGATGCTTGACCACTTCTGCACATGCGTCCGCGCCATGGATAACGCCTACATGGATTGGCGGCGCGAATCACAGGAGAAGGCCAAGCGGGCACGGACTGAAGATCGCATGACTGGCAACCGCCGAAGGACACCGAAGCATGGCTGACTACAAGATCAACGTCATCGTGGACCCTTCCCGCGCCAGCACCGGCACCAAGAAGGTGAAGGATGATCTGGATGGTGTTGCCAAGAAGGCACGCGGTGCCCAGAAGGAAATCACCGGCATCGGCAAAGCGGCCAACAGCGCCGCGTCCGCAGTCAAGGGACTGTTCACGGCGGCAGCTGTCTTCGCTGGCGTCAACATCCTGCGCAACTTCGGGCAGGAAATGTCCACGGTGACAGCCATCACGGGCGCGACCGGAGACAAGTTCGACCAGCTGCGGGAGAAGGCCAAGGGACTGGGCGCGACCACCCGCTTCAGCGCCAGTGAAGCCGCGCAAGGTATGCAGTTCCTTGCCCGCGCTGGCTTCGACGCAGATCAGGTGCTGGGATCAATCGAAGGCACCCTGACGCTGGCGCAGGCAGGCGCACTGGACCTTGCCAGCGCCGCTGACATTGCGTCCAACGTCCTGACCG